ATTATGGTAAAGATTTAATATATGCTACAATTTCTTCAGTATTCATTTTACCTACTAATGCTCCATCATTTAACCAAAGAGTTTCAAATGAAGTATCTGGTATATGTAACTGGTCATTGCATGCCATAGATCTTGGATTCTTAGTAATTACTGCGCATCCATGATCTTGGTCCCAAGTTTTTACGATAAGAGATGTATCTTGAGCTGCTTCCATTACTGCTTGGTAAGATGTACCGCACCAATCCATTGAAGTATATTCTAAATTATGAGGTAAAGCATCGTGCATTACGATAATTCCATTATCATTCAATCTTTCAAGAGCATTATAAAGATCTGTTCTAGTCTGTGCATAAGTATGAAGACCATCGATGAATACTAAATCGAATCCATCATATTCTTTATTATCTTCTTTAAAGAAATCATCGCTGAGCATAGTCAGTACATTCTTCTGATTCTGTCTTGGGAATGGTTCTACTCCTATTTTATAAGGTACATCGATAGCATCAAAATTAACACCTCTTTGTATTCCTATCTCTAAGTACTTTTTAGGTTTCTTAGTTTCTACGATATGTTGTAGAAGATCTGTTCTTATTTTCATATTTTATAAATTATGTATTATTTAATAATAGTATATTTCTTAACTACTCCTTGGAAAGTTTCGTAAGATTTGCCTAATTTATTTGCACAGAGTTTAGCTTCTATCAAATTATGTTCAGCATGAGTATCATCAAATAGCCATGGAATGTCATTCTTAAATAATGCAGTATGATTATGAAAACCTACTCTATTTGCATGAGGTCCATCTACTAATAGAAATGCATAATCTTTTGGTAATGATTCTTTAATAATAGATTCATCAAACCATTTATATTCTCCATAGCTTTTTAGAGGTGCATGTATATAAGTAGATTCTTTAACATGATTAACCCAAGTTAAATTATCTTCTACTGAATATACATTATAGTATTTGCATAGTTCAGCTGTGCCTGTTCCGCTGCCCAATTCAACTATTGTTGAGCCATGAGGTATATTATCTAAAATCCATTTGAATGTATGCTCACATATTGCGAACGGATTAGATTTACCATTTTCAGTAAATAAGTTTTCTTTCATTTTTTTTAAACATTTTGTTGTTTCTTAATATTTAATACATAAAGAAATATATGGCAAATACAGACAATGAGCTTCACGGCTTGAAAATTGAAGACCTTTACTCTAAATCTAAAGATACTTTAGGAGATTGTTATAATCACCAAAAGAATATGCAGGAAAAGACTTATGGGTATGACTTTAAAGAAATGACAATTGGAGAAATTGTGGACTTCTGTTTTATGAATAAGCATGCTATTGAAGATGAATTCGGTGAATTTATGGATGGTCTTGGAGGAATTGCTGATGGCGGAGGAAACGCTGGATGGAAACCTTGGAAGAAAGCAAATGCTGAAATTAGAAAACAAAAGATTTCAGACTTATCTCCTAATGATTTAAAAGAATTAAAAATGGAATTCGTTGATGCGTTTCATTTCTTTATGAATTTTGGAATTGTAATCGGAATGACTTCTGAAGAACTTTACAATTATTATATGAGTAAAGCAGCTGAAAACTTTGAAAGACAAAAAAGAGGATATTAATATGAACATTAACCTAGAAACTATTCTAGGTTTAGAATTCGTAGGCGAAGAAATAGATTTATTTGTTTCTGTTTTACAGAAAGTATCAGATGCTTTTAAACCCGATGAAAGTATCGGGTTTAAAAGCAAAAATAAAAAAGCAATTGAATTTACTAACGAAGAATTGACACTAGTCAATGCAATCTATGAAAATTTTAAACCAGTAGAAGAAAACCCACCAGAAGAATGATTTTATCAACTGAACAAACTAGTAAAAGCGTAAAAATATCTTATATTGAAGGTTCTGAAAGAAAGTTTTTAGAACTACCTAAAGAAAATTTCTGGTATTGGGAAGATGCAAAGAAAGGCAAAGACGAAGATAAGGATTTTAAATCTTATATGAGTAAGCCAGTTACTAAAAAGTATTATGCTGCAACTACTAAAAGTACCGTAAGTAAATTTGCTATTTGGGAATGGATAAATTCTCAACCTGAAGAAACTCAAAACATTCTATATAAGTTAGCATTTCCTAAAATGCTATTTTGTGATATTGAAACTGAAGTTATTGAAGGTTTTCCAGATGTTGCTGTTGCTCGTGAAAAAGTAACAGCAATTACTTATTCTTATATTGATAAGAATGAAAAGATCCAATCTATTTCTGTAGGTTATAAAGAAGATTTTTTGCATGAGAAACAAAAAAGCATGCAAGCATTTGTAGAAGATTATTTTTCATCAGTTCATAACTCAAGACCTATTGTTTTTAAATACAAAAAAGTTAAAGATGAAAGAGATCTGTTAAGATTTTTTGTTGAGATTTGTAAGAAATTTGATATTATCACGGGATGGAATTTCATTAACTTTGACTGGGCGTATTTAAAGAGAAGAATGATGAATTTAAACATCGATTTTACTCCAATATCACCAACTGGTACTTTAGACAGATATGGCAATCCAAATCATTTCGTAGTAATTGATTACATGCAAGTATTTGAGAAGAATGATAAAACTATCAGACCTAAAGAATCTATGAGATTAGAATGGATCTCTAATGCTGTACTGGGAGTAGGTAAGCTTAAGTATGGTGGAACTTTACAAGAAATGTACGATAAAGACTATGAGAAATATATTCTCTATAATAATATTGATACTATTAACGTACTTCTTATTCACGATACTTGTAAAACTTTAAACGCATTACTGGCATTATCAAATATGTCAGGATGTGAAGTTGCTAAATGCCAATCAGCAGTAAATATTACTGAAGGTCTTTTGTCTAAAGGTTATCTTGAAGAAAATAAAGTAATTCCAAGAAAGTTTAGTGATAAAGTTAAAGAAGAATATGTTGGAGCATATGTTAAAGATCCAATAACTGGAATGTACGCAGCAGCAACATGTTTTGACTTTAGTTCACTATATCCTTCTATTGCTAGACAATTAAATCTTAGTCCAGAATCTTTCTTAGGTAAAGATACTCCTAATTTTACAAAAGAATTCGGTAAAGATGATTCTTTCGATATGTATAAAAAAGCATCTAAAGATATTGATAGATCAGACTTAGATAAAATTATTTCTGTTACTGGATGTCAATTTAGAACTGAAGAAAGTACTCTTAAAAAGATATTTGATAACTTATATGCTCAGAGAAAGACTGACCAACATAGATTTAAAACATGTGATAAGTTAGCACATGAATTAAAACAAAAACTTAAACAAAAGTCATAAAATCTAAATTTAATAACAAAGTAAAAATAACAATTATGAAAAAAGTAGAATTAAGCGGAGTAAACGCAGTAAACTTTACTAAGTTTATTGGAATGCTCTCAAAATTGAGCCCAGCAAGTACTGTATATTTTGTCTTAGACAAAGGATCTGTATCTTCTGATTCTTTTATAGAAAGCAAATCTCTTATTAAGTCATTAAGATTTGATATGGTAGATTTCTTTGAAGAAGATTCAGTAGAAGATACAATTAAATGTACTTTTTATAGCGGTAAAAAGCTAAAAGATGCATTTTCTTACTTAAATGGTACAGACATTAAAGTAACGATTAATTATGAGCAATATGAAGATGATTACTTCTGTTCTCAATTCATCATCACTGATGGTAAATTAAGTATTACATTAAATGGTGGAGATCCTGCATTAATCGAATTCGCGAGTGTACCACAGTCTGCTATTGACAAATTAACTAATGTTGATTCTGCTAGTAATTCATTTCAGATTACTTCTAATGAATTAAGACAAATTAAGTCATTAGAAAAATTTGACGCAAATCCATTTGTTACTATTTCTATTAACGGCGGTAGCATTAAAGTTAAATCAAGAAACTCTTTTGAGATTGATATTAATGATAATATGGACCAAGTTGTTACTGATGGTGATTATAAAATCGACAAAGCATTACTTGCTTTAGTTGAAGATGAAACTTATTCTGCTTATACATTAGAAGATAGAGTTATCTTAAAAAGTGTAGATGGAAAAATTACTAACGTAGTAGCGTTAACTGATACTGTAGATTAATGAATATCTCAGAAATACATACTGACGAACTTGTACATTTAGACTTTGATTCATTATCTAAAGAAGAACTCGTAGATGTAATTAAGCAATTAGAAAATGAAGCTCTTGTATATGATACTATGCAAATGGCAAGTAAGATATGCTTGAACTCTATCTATGGTGCCTTAGGTAATGAGTACTTCTATTTCTTCGATGTTCGTTTAGCAGAAACTATTACTCTACAAGGACAAGATGCCATTAAGTATAGTGAAAATGTTCTGAACTCATATTTCTTCAAGCACTTTCATAAAGATAAAGTAGCACTTAAAGCACTTAAAGAAGTATGTCCAGATATTAATATAGAAAACCTTACTGCTTGTGAACAACCTGTAGTAGTTTACATTGATACTGATTCATGCTACGTTACGTTTCAAGAAGCAATGGCTAAAGTAAATTGGACAGGTCATGTAAATGACTTTGTCCTTACTTTAAATGCTGCTAGACTTGAGTCATATCTTAAAGGTGCATTTGATAAGTACTCTAAGTATTATAATTCAGATAATTACTTAATGTTTGAATTAGAATCTATTGCTTATCATGGTATATGGACTGCTAAGAAGAAATATGTACAGGAAATGGCATGGTCTGATGGTAAAATCTATGAACCTCTTCAAAAAATTAAGGCTACTGGTTTAGAAATGATTCAAGCTAGTACACCTGCTTTTTGTAGAAGTATTCTTAGCGATATTGTTAAATGGATGTTTAAAACTGGTAACGGTTTTAAAATTTCAGATTTAGCTAAAGAATTGTCAGCAATTAAAAAGCAATTTATGATTTCTGATATAGATGATATTTCAAAAAATACTTCTATTGGAGATTATGAAAAGTTTATAACTAATGACATGGAATACTTAAAGATAGAAGCACATTGTCCTGCTCACGTTAAAGGAGCAGGAGTACATAACCACTTATTAAATAAAAATCCAGCTCTTAGAAATACTTATGATCTTCTTAGATCTGGTGATAAAGTTAAGTGGTATTATACAACTCATGAGAAATTCGATAAATTCTCTTATTTAAGAGGTGAATATCCTAGAGAATTTGCTCTTCCAATTGATTACGATACTCAGTTTGAGAAGACTCTTTTAGGACCAGTAAATAATATAATCGAATCTATGTCTTATAAACCTTTAACTGCTAGCTTACATACAGCTAAAAAATTATTTTAAAACAAATTATAAATTATGGCAAAAACTAAAACAACGTCTATAGCAGATATTTACACCAGTCTTAACAAGATTAATCCGTTAAGTAGCATGGATTTATGTAATTCTGATATTGGTAAAGTTCAATACTATATCGATATGGGTAACTGGATATTAAATGCTGCAGTATCTGGATCTATTTTGAAAGGTATAGCAAATAATAAAATCTATCAGTTTGCTGGTGAATCTGGTGCAGGTAAGACATTTATATGTCTTAATGCTATCAAGAATGCTCAAGCAGATGGAAGTACTATTATTTACATCGATACTGAATCAGCAGTAGATTTTGATATTCTTGAGAATTTTGGAATTGACACTTCTCCAAGAGAAGATGGAGCATTTATCTACATGCCAGTTGGTGAAATTGGTAAACTTAAAAGTACATTAACTACTTTAGTTAAAGACTTAAAGGAAACTAAGATCAATGGAGGAGAAGTACCTAGATTACTTGTTATTCTTGATTCTATTGGTATGATTGCTTCTGATAAAGAAGTAGAAGATGCAATTTCAGAAAACAATAAAGCAGATTTCACAAGAGCTAAAGGTATTAGATCTTTATTCAGAAACATTACTTTAGATTTAGGTCTTATTGGTGTACCAATGATTTATACTAACCACGTTGGTGTAAATATAGGTGGATATGGAGATCCTGTTACTATTGGAGGTGGAGAAGGTAATAAGTATTCTGCTTCTGTTACTTTATGTTTACGTAAGTCAAAACTTGCTGAAGATAAAGATGACAAAAAGAAACAAACTGGTATAGTAGTAAAAGGTAAAACTCTTAAAAATAGATTTGCTCAACCTGTGCCAGTAGAAGTACATATCTCGTTCAAGAAACCTTTTAATAGATATGTAGGAGTTCATCCTTATATTTCATGGGAAAATGTTGGAATAGGTAAAGGTAGCATTTTAACTGAGAAACAGTTCGAGAAATTGAAAGGCGCTGAAGCTGCTAAATGTAAACCTTTTACTCCAGATAATTCTGATGAAATCTTATATTACTCTCCTAAAGAAACTGCTCTTAACTTTGTTATCGAGCACTTAGGTGAAACTGTAAGAAAGAATGAACTATTTACTGCAAGAGTAATGGAACCAATTAAAGATAGATTTGAAGCTATCATTTCTAAAGAGTTCGCATTCGGATCAGAAGGTCTTGATGATGAAATGGATGAAATGATGGATGATTTATCTGATGATGTAAGAGAAGATGCTGAATAGCATCTTCTTTTTTAAAACATACTCTTCATATAATTACTTAAATATAAAACATAAATGATAAACACTGGTGAATTCGAGAAAATATTTTTACTTTTCGTTTTAGAAAATCCTAACTATTTGACAAGTGTCCAAAAAGGATTCTTTGAAATGAAAGAGATTGATGTACTAGCAAGAATTACTAAAGCTTACTGGACTAAATTTAAACAGACTCCTACAAAGGAGCAGCTTTGGATGTTAGTCAAGTCTAAAGATTTAGATTTAGATGAAAGTCTGTATAATAAAATCTTTGAAAATCCTCTTAGTAAATATGATATAGACTGGGTTAGAAAAACAGCAGAATCTTGGATTTTATGGAAAAACTTAGATGAAAGTTTAACTGATACTATAGAATATGTTCAAACTCAGCAAGTAAATCCTGAAAATGTTCATGAGATTATTCATAAAGTAAAGGATATCATTAACAATAAAAATAGCATAACTTTTAATAATGATTTAGGATTAAGCTTTTATAATGCTAGTGATCATAAATTAGATGTACTCTCTACAATAAGTACTAATTACAAATTCATGGATAAACTTATCGGTGGGTATAGTAAAAGAACTTTAAATGTATATGTTGCTCCACCTAACACTGGTAAATCATTGTTCATGTGTCATGATGCTGCTGAATATATTAAAAAGGGTAAGAATGTAATTTATATTACTTTAGAAATGTCAGGACAGAAGATTCTTAAGAGAGTTGGAGCAAATGTTCTTGGTATTTCAATGGATGAATATGAAGAAAAAAGTAGAAAGCCTGAATTTATCGAGAAAAAGATTAAAGAGTTTAAAAATAGACATTTATTCGATCCAGGTGAATTAAGAGTTCAAGAATTTCCTACTTCTACTGGTACTGTCGATGATATAGAAAACTACTTAAAGAACGTAGAAGAAACTACTGGTACCAAATTTGATGTTGTCATTATTGACTATATTAACATTTTAAGAGACATTAGAAATCCTAACACTGAGCAGACATATATTAAAATTAAGAATATTGCTGAAGATTTAAGAGCTTTTGCTCAAAGAGCTAATATTGTTCTTATATCTGCTACTCAAACGAATAGAGGTGGATTTGATGCATCTGAAGTTACTATGGCAAATATTGCTGAATCTGCTGGTTTAGCACATACTGCTGATAATATATTAGCAATCATACAAACAGCAGAAATGAATTTAGAAAAGGAATATTGGTTAAAGTTACTTAAAGTAAGAGATGGAGCAGGTAAACATACTAAATGTATGTTCACTATTGACTATAATTACATGGTATTATCCGAGACTGATATTATGATAGAAGATAATTAAAACATAAAAATATGGAAAAATTGATATTAGTATTTTATATTAACGTTGCTGGTAAATCAACAATTAGAGCAAAAGAAACTATAGCAAGCTTTACGAATAATTACTCTGGTAAAATACCTGGAGCTATAGAGTATTTTATACCATTAGGTGAAGCAGATAAGGGTAGCACTAGATTAGAAGTAATTAACCCAGCAAACATTAATATATCAGAAATGCAAGATAAAGTTAATGAAATAATTCATTATATAAATACTCAAACAGATAAAGATAATGGATAAGTCATACTATAACGAAAATCGCTATCATGACGCTGATGTTACTCAAAATGATATAAAGCTAGAAATAGATACTTCTTCACCAGTTTACGCTAATTACGAACAAGATTACGTAGAAAAACTGGAGAGTATTAAATTGCTAGAAGAATACATTTCAAAAGACAGCGTCGTTAAAGCAATAGTAGATAAAATACCTACTACAGATATTAAGAAAAAGGTAAATCTTACTATAGAAGAAACTAATAAATTTTATAGTTTCTGTAAAATTAGACTAGAAGATAAGTTTACTAACATTCAGATATTTGATATTAGTACTAGCTACTTAAGCGTCGAGCCTAAAGATTTTTATGCTAAACTTAGCATAAAATTTAAAGAACTTCTTCTTGAAGAATTAGAAGAAAGTGGACATTATAAATCAAAAGCATTATTTTAATATGTCAAAAGTATTTTGATTAAACAAAGAAAGGAACTATTATAGAACTGCAAATTCTAAGTTCCTTTCTTTAAAAATAATTAACTTAATGTATTTAATCTCACGAGAATGGACTTCTGACACTCCATATTATTTCTACAAAACAACAAATCTTATTAGCAATAAATTCTACTACGGTAGTGGAACGGATAAAGAAAACTACTTGGGTTCTGGCACCGCATTTAACAATGCTATTAGAAAATATGGTAAAGAAAATTTCAAAATAGAAAAATTGAGATTCTTTGAAACAAGAAAAGATGCTTACCACTATGAAGATAGATTTTTAAATCTATTTGACCTTAAAAATATAAAAGAATCTTATAATTTGAAAAATAGTGCATTAGGTATTGATTCAGGAACTACGACATACAAAGACTGTAGTGGTAGATTTTATAACTCAACAAAGAAGAATGCTAAAGAAAAAGGATTAGTTCATGGTTATACAAATTTGGTTACAGCAAAAGACAAAAAAGACAAAACCTTGTGTGTTACTAAAACCGAATTTGATAATAGAAATGATTTGGTTGGATGCAATTCTGAATTAGTTACGGTTAAAGACAATAACGGCAATACTTCAATGGTTAGTATAAATGACATTCGATATTTAAGTAGTGAATTGGTAAGTTATCAAAAGAATATGGTAATAGTTCAAGATGAAAATGGAATAAGAAGTAATGTCAATATAAATGACAAACGATATTTAAGTGGTGAATTAGTTGCATATAGTAAAAATAAAGTTACAGTTAAAGATAATAATGGTAATACTATGAGAGTTGCTACTAATGACCCGAGATATTTAAACGGAGAACTAACATACCACTTAGCAGATACCATATTAGTTAAAGACAAAAAAGGAAACAAATTTCATATCAGTCCAGATGATACTCGATATATAATTGGTGAATTATTCGGACACACTAAAGGTGATTGGGTCTGGAATAATAGAATACAAATAAACAATATGATAAAAATAGCGAAAGAGTGGAAAGATTTTTATAGTTTAGTAAAATTATCTGAACTAAAATCACATTTAATAAGTAACAATATTAAATTTGAAAAATTATGAGCAAGGTTTTCGTGTGGTCTGACACTCATTTAGGAGCAAGAAGTAACAATAATGAGTGGGTCGATATTATCGAATCCGCTCATTTTGACTTTATAATTCCTACAATTGAGAAGAATTGGAAGAAGGGTGATATAATCATTCATTGCGGAGATGTTTTCGATAATAGACAAAGCATAAATCTTAAAGTACTTCATCTTGGTATAAAGATATATGAAAGACTTGCAAAGTTAGGTGAAATTCATATAATTGCTGGTAATCATGACATCTATAAAAAAGATAGTACTGAAATTACTAGTTTAGATGCATTAAAATGGATTCCAAATATTCATATATGGAAAACTCCTGGTTGTATAGAAAGAGGAGATAAGAAATTATTCTTAATGCCTTGGAGAACAAATACTAAAGAAGAATCAGAAACTCTTATTGACTTCCAAAAACAATTTAAGCCAGATTATGCATTTATGCATGGGACTTTTTCTAATACTCAATATAATAAGTATGTAAAGATTGGAAACGAAGACGGTGGAAGTACAAAGTCAACTGCTGGTTATAAGAGAGTATACTCTGGTCATATACACTGGGCACAGCACATAAATAACATCAATATAATCGGATCTCCTTATGAAATAACTAGAGGGGATTCAGATAATACGAAAGGTATGTACTGTTTAGACTTAGAATCAGGTGAAGAAACATTCTACGAGAACACTGTTTCACCTAAACATCTTAAGTTTAAAATGGAAGAATTTGATAAAGAAGTATTTAAGAAGATTGAAGAAGTAGCACCTAATAACTTTATAGATGTTATAGTTGCTAACTCAGCATTATCTTCACATGCTTCTAAATTTAAGAAAGCTTTAGATAAACTTAAATGCATTGCTAGAAACTTAGAAGTACAACAATATGAAGATAGCATATTAGACGAAGATGAAGAAGTAAATGAAAATGCTAATCTAGATCATGAAGAATTAATTCAAAATGAAATAGAAAAGAGACTACCTGAAGAATCAAGAAAAAAAGCAATTAAAATTATTGATGACATAATTAAAGAAGTATCATGATGGAAGAACTTATAAAAGAAATGTTTCCAAAGACGACAGAAGCACAAAGAGAAATGTTAACTACATATGCTGAAATGCATGCAGAGTTTGACATCAGTCTAGATTTAGATATGGATGTTAAAGTAGATTCATCTTTACCACAATGCTTAATGATTTTAAATGACTTATTCACAGAATTTCCAGAGCTTGAGATATCTAAGAATAAATTTAAAGGTCATGAAGATAAAACAATAAGCGCATCTGTGACTCATGATATAATTTCAAGTCTTTTGGAAATTTTGCCAGAAGATATAGTAATGGACCAAATTAATAGCATGGTGAAGACTATGATATTTGAAGAGCTTAAAAAGCAACTTACTGGATCAGATGAAAAACGATTAGGCTATGGTAAGAAACCTCTTATATTAAGAGCTGAGATGATAGCAGAAAAAACAATGCCGCCTCGTCTTAACATAATAACACAATTTAGCATAAAATGAGAATATTAGAACTAGAATTTAGAAACTTTAATTCTTACGGGAACGGTTTACAGAAATTAGATCTTAGAGATCCTAATTTCTATCTACTATATGGTAATTCTGGAGTAGGCAAGTCAACTATAAGAGAAGTTATAGGCTATTTACTTTATGGTAAAGTAGATGGTAAAAATATAGGAGATCTTCCTAATAGAACTAATAAAAAAGATCTATTTGGAAGAATTTTAGTAGAAACTAACGGGAGTAAGATAGAAATATGTAGAGGTATGAAACCTAACATTTTTACTGTAGTTATTGACGGTGAACCTGAAGATACTGCTGGTAAAAGAAATGTTCAAGATATATTAGAATTAGAATATTTTAAAATACCTCAAAGTACTTATAATAATGTAGTTACTATTTCTATTGATAAGTTTAAGTCATTTTTAAATATGAGCCCTGGTGATAAAAGAAAAATTATCGACCAGATATTTAGTTTCATAGTCTTTAATAAAGTATATGAAAAACTTAATAGAAAAGTACTAGACTATAATTCAGATTTAAAGAATATCAATGGTAAAATTAATGTTCTTACTGAAAGTAAAGAAGATATTCTTAAAAAGATAGAGAACATTAATAACACTAATAAAGATAAAATTAATGAAACTCTTAAAGAATTAACTCCTAAAATACAAGATCTACAACAAAAATCTAAGAAATTTGAAGAAGCTTTAAATAAGATTAAAGAAAAGCAAGATCTTATTGATTCTAAGCAGAGAACAGTTAATAGTGATGCTATCAGAATAGGACATGATGTAAGAACTCTTAATTCTAAGATAAGTCTTTACACAAATGACCAATGTCCCGAATGCTCTGGAGATCTGAAAGATGACTTTCATCAAAATAGAAAAATTGAACTTGAAAAAGAATTAGAAGATATTATTTTACTTAAAAAAGAAAAAGAAGCAGACTTATTGAAATTACAGACTGCTGGAAAACAAGTACTAGATAAGAAAAGACAAGTAACTGAATCTCTTGCTAAAATAAAGCATAATTTGATGCAATTAGCATCTGAATATAAATTAACAAAAGCAAACGGAGATAAGAAACCTGATGAGTTTAATGATATTTTAGAAAATACTGTAGCTAAACTTGATGAATTACTTGTGAATTTAGATGAAATGAGTAAAGAAGAATTCTTGTACTCTGAAATATCTAAAATATTTGCTGAAGATGGAGTTAAGAAACAAATTCTTAAGTCTGTGCTTCCTGGACTTAATAAGTCTATAAATGAATTTACTAAGAAATTACATTTCCCTTATAAAATAGAAATAGATGATAAGTTTAATTCTATTTTAACTAGTGTAGGAGAACCTATTTCAGTAAAGACTTTAAGCACAGGTGAACATAAGAAAGCAGATTTTGCAGTTCTTATAGCAATTATTAAAATAATGAAAAGAAATTTCCCTGGTATTAATATGCTATTTTTAGATGAATTACTTGGGAATATTGATGGTCATGGAATTTATGAATTACTTTCTTTAACTAGAAAAATAGTTGATGAATTAGAAATGAATGTATTTGTAATTAATCACTCGGAATTACCATCTGAGATATTTGATTATAAGATAGAAGTCATTAAGAAATCTGGCTTCAGTGAAATGCATATAGAAAAGACATAATCTTAGACTATTAAATACTTAAAGAACTAAATTAGAATGACAGATATAAGTCACCAGTTTAATACATTTCAAAATAAAGATGATGTTCTCATCAGAAATATTTTAGTAGGTACTTTACATGCTTTCAAAGATAAATTATATTGGTATAATGTAGTTAACTCAGAGAAAACTAAAGTAGAAGTACCTGTTTACTTTACTGTAGCTGGTTCTGAAAGATTCTTAAGTGATATTTTCTTAAACGAGTATAAATTAGATAAAGAAGGTCAGCACACAGAAGGTCCTTATAATAAGTGGCCTAGAGCTCATGTATCTATGGAAAACTTTTCTATACAAGAAGAATATTTAACTAATAAGTTCACAAGAGCAAATTTCTTAAAGCAGACAGAAGACGGAGAAGTTCTTCAATATAATGCTGAATTCCAGAATATGCCACTTAAAATTGATATGCAAGTGACAATATTCGTAGATTCTATAGTAGATATTTTTAAATGTATGCAAGCAGCTATGCAAAATATGTATAAAAATGTCTATTATTATGTTGACACTTTTAATATTAAAGTACCATGTCATTTCTTTATACCAGATACTATTAATAAAGAAAGACCAATGAATTTCTCATTTACAGATAAAAAAGAAATTAAAGTTACATTTGATATAGAAGTACATGCAGATTATCCGTTATTTAAAGAAGAAACTGAATTCTTTGCTGGAACTAAGATGAACTCAATTATATACACTGTAAGAACTGTTAATTCTCCTAGCCCTGCTACAAGAGAAAATCCAGCTGATGCTAAAGACAGCAGAGGTACTGAATATGAAGTTACAAAAGATATATGGCCTACGGGAAATAATGAAGGTAACTTTTATCCAAATGGAGAGTCTTAATAAATATAAAAAATAAAAGATTTGAAGATGAAAATCAACATCAAAGAAAAATTTGAATTAATCGAAAAGTTAGAAAAGCTTTCAGAAGCGATTACAGATCATGCAGAAGCTAGCAATATTTGTGCTAGAGCACTTCACGAATTTAAGAAAGGTATTAATCCTGGATTATTTTCGTCTTTTGTAAACACTCTTAACGCATATAGCTGGATAAATGAAGTAGATACATTCATTAAGGAATATTCTAAATTTGTTAATGAAAACAGATTAGGATTAAAATTAGAAGCGATATTAGGTTCATTAGAAGCTAGTAACCATAAAGCAACTTATGAAGCTGCTATTACATCGCTTAGCGAAATCGTTCCTATGAACGAAGCTGATATTAAAAAAGAATTACATAAGCTTAAGAGTTTCTCTTATATTCCTGTACTAAGATCTTTCTTAGAAGGATATGAAAAGCAAGCTTTTGCAGTAACTAAAACTTTTAAAGCTGAAGTTGAGAAATCTCATATTTCTCCAGTTCAAATTACTGAGTCTGGTTACGCATTCCACTTAAATGGCAAAGTTTATGAAGTAGATGCAAAAATTACTAAAATCGAAGAATTTAAAGGTGCTATTTCAAGCGAATTTAATTACGCAATGAAAGCTCTTTCAATATTCAAAGTAGAAGAAGGTAATACTTTTATTCTTGAAACTAGAAACGGTTTTATTAAAATTGTTGCTGAAGAAGAAGGAAATAAATTCTTCATTGGTGAAAATGAATTTGTTGGTAAAGAATCAATTAAAACTGCATTAAACACTACAAGAGTAGTAGATTATTTTGATACTAAAACGAAAGCAGTTATTGACTTCATGTATGAGAATGCTGGAAAATATGCTACTATCGAAATCGTTAAGAATATTAAAGCTGTTACTGAAGGTGCTCTTTTATCATTCATTAAACTATCAAATAATAAAGTATTCTTAAATAAAGTTAATAAATTCGAGAAAAAGAATGAAATGATTGAAGTAACTGGAGACAATTACGATGAAATTGCTGAATCTTTTGCTAAAGAATTAAAACTTGATATTGCACCAGTTCTTGAAAGCATTAAGGTTAACTTAAAGTCTATTGAATTTGCAAAGAAAGTAAAAGAAATGGAAGTTTCTTCTATTCTTGAAGATTCTCAAATTCTTTTCACTCAAATTAAAGAAGCTAAAGAATTTTATGCTACTTTAAATGAAGGAGAAAAATCTGATTGTGCTGAAACTGTAATAGCATTAGATAAAATTACTGCTTTAGTTGAATCTGAGAAGATTAAATTTTTACTAGAGTCAATTGCTAAATTTAAAGCAGAAGAAGTTGAAGGGAAAGAAGAAATTCTTGAACTATTAAAGACTGAACTTGCTGAAGCAATAAATGTAACATATAAAGTTGGAGATAATGTTTTAGTTAAAGATGTAATAAGTAAAGGAGTAGATAAAGTTGGTATAATTAAAGAAATACCTAAATCATCAGATCAATATAATATAGAATTCGATGGTGAAATATATGGTATAATGCCAAATAGAATAATCAAAAAAGTATAATTACTAAATTATTATAATTAAAAGGATAGCATTGCTGCTATCCTTTTTTTAGTGTTAAACATTTTGCTTAAAAATCTCATTTAATAAATAATAAAACTGTAATATAAAAATATAAATATGTCAAGAACTAAAAACTATGTGAATAATGTAGATTTACTTGAAGAGCTTTATGTCTCAATTGAAAGAGATGAATTAACTAGAACATGTTTAGACATGTTAATGAAACTAGCTCAAAGAACTCAACGTAAACTATATTACTCATGTGAAGATGATAAGCAACAATGCTTATCGGAAGCTTATTTAGACATTGCTAAAAGATGGAAAAGATTTGACCCATTTAAAGTAAGATCTACTGGATTCGAGCTCATGGAAGTCGGTCAAACTCTTAAATTCTACTTAGATCCTAAAGATAGAAGCACTTTAATTAAATGTGAAGTAATAGAAGAACCTGAACTATGTGCAGCTAAAGGAGATTTAGTAACTTATCTTAAGTTATCAGAAATTAACTTAAATCTTGAAGATACTAAAGAAGGCCATGCAAAGGCAAACCCTCATTTATATAGTGCTGGCCCATATAGGGGACCTAAGATCCCTTCAATTACTGAGGTGTTGAACGATAAATTTGTGAATGAAGGTGGGTCGTATGACGGGATGAATAGCAAAGTAAAAGTTAAATATAAAGTAAACGGTACTTCAAAGTCTGATCCAACAAGATATGAAGAAATTACTATAATTAAAGCTAATGCAGTTGTTAAAGAACCTAATCCGTTCTCATATTTTACATCTATATGCATAAATGGATATGCAAAAGGATATAAAGAATTAAGACCTAAAAAAGATAAAGGTCGATTCATATCGTTAGATGCTGGTTTCAACAATAGTGATGGAACAGATCTATTCAATATGTAAAAAATAATTTACTTAGGTTGTCTATAAAGAATTTAAAACCTAGAAAAAATGCACCAACTAAACAGGGCTACTTTCCAATTAATGAATGTAAGAAATACTTCGGAAAGGGCCCTGTTATTTATAGAAGCTCATGGGAATACAAATTTTGTATCTGGGCTGAACGAAATTCAAGTGTAAAAATGTGGTCATCAGAACCAGTAGCAATTACCTACTTTAATCCTTATACTCATAAATATTCTAAATACTATCCAGATTTTTTAGTTGAACTAACTGATGGAAAAGTTATTCTAATAGAAGTCAAACCTAGAAAGCATATAGTTAAACCTGAAAAGCCTAAACGTAAGACAAAAAAGGCTATAGCAAGTTACATATATACTCTAGAACAATACACAAAAAATATGGCTAAGTTTCAAGCAGCAGTCAAATATTGTGAAGGCAAGAAATGGGTCTTTCGTATTGCTGATGAAAGTTGGTTTAAAAATGTATGACACTATTATCAGACATAAGTTTAATTTATAGAAGAGATGGTCTAAGAAAAGCAAATAAAGATGCATTTGCTTGGTATAGAGCAGCTAGAGATAGCACAGATGATTTAAGTGTAGCAAAAATGCCACAACAGAAAGGCTATCTCGAGCCAGGTAAAATACATATTTTCACTTATAATCCAAAAGGTAAAGGAGTTTTAGACTACTATGATAAAAAACCAGTAGTTATAAGTTTAGGAAGAGTAAAAGAAGATAATTGGAATTACTATGATCTAGGATTAAATTTAAACTTTATTCCAGATCCATATAAGTGGTACATATTAAATGCTATAAGAGAAATATACAGAGATTTCTATTATGGACAAATGAATGGAAGAAATTCTGGAAATGCTCTTCTTCAAGCAAGGATTAAATATAAATATGGAGTACTAAAACAATTACTTAAAAAGTATGGTTTTTCTTTTGCTATCAGGAAATATATTCCAAGTAGAAAAAGTAGAGTATATGTTACATCTTATGAAAGTTGGATAAACATAGCATTTCTATCAATTGAAAACTTCGAAGGGATTAATTACGACGACATGATTAAAAAATATAAAGCATCTAAATTATAAGATATGGCAAGCATATATAAAAACATAAAAACTATTAAGGGTGGAGGAAGTTCATTTAACTCACCATCTCTTAGAACCTTAGCAGGTAGAGGTTTTGACTACAAAGATTCAGTAATATTAAATTCTGAAGCTATTGGTAGTTTAGAAAATGAGCTAGGATGGCAACAAAACAACGCTCTATTAAGATATGGCCAAGATAATGTAGAATTAAACGATCTTTACAACTTTGCTGCTGCTGATATTTATAGTAAAAAGAATATTCCATTCTTTGACCAAGATTATCATGTTAAAAGAGATCAACTTAGAAAGTATAGTTTACAAGATGAGATTGAACAGATTTTAGATATTTTAGTAGATGAACTTATCGTTTATGATACTAAAAAGTATTTCGCAAGTATTAAATGGGAAGAAGATTTAAACATTAAAAAGACCGAAAGGGCGCTTATTAGAGAGACATTAGCATCTAACTTTAAAAAGATGTATAGAATGTTTGGGTTTAAAAATGAAAATACTGCATGGCATTACGGAAAGAAATATTCAGTAGATGGATATCTATCATTTGAGATCATCTGGGATAAATCTAAGAAAAACATTATAGGATTTAAAGAATTAGATCCAGTATCTCTTACTCCTAAAGTATTTAAAGATGGTACAAGAGGTTGGGTTCAATATGACAACGACCCTATAAAATCAAGAGAATTAAATGATTCTCAAATAATTTTCATATCGTATTCTGCTATTAATAACGAAGGAAGAGTATCTTATTGTGAAAGATTAGTAAGATCTTTTAACTTATTAAGAATTATGGAACAATCTAGAATTATCTGGTCTGTTGTAAACTCTTCATATAAAACTAAGTTTATTATTCCAGTAGCAGGTAAATCTAAAAATATTGCTAAGCAGACAGTTGCTAACTTAATGCAAGCATATAGAGAAAATATTAACTTTGATACAGAATCTGGTGAATTAGAAGTAAATGGTAAACCAATGCTTCCGTTCAATAAAGAATACTGGGTTCCTGAAGGAGATAGTGGTACTCCACAAATTGAAACTATAGGCGGAGAAGGACCGGATTTATCTGATACTGCTCAATTAGAATACTTTAGAGATAAATTAATTTCTGTTTCTAAGTTACCTAAGAATAGATTTATGAAAGATGAATCACCTACTTTTGAATCATCTCCAGAAGGATATACAAGAGAAGAAATCTATTTTGAAAGATTCTTAAGCAGAATAAGAGCACAGTTCCAAGAAATTTTAGTTAAACCTACTTTACTCCAAACAAAAATGGATATAGAAGCTTTAAAAGATGATGAAAGATTTGATGGAGATGTATATTTAGAATGGTCTAAGTATGATGTATTTGAAGAAATAAAAGAAATGGAAATGTTCCAGAAAAGAATTAATGTTATATCATCAGCTAAGGACTCTCTTATTGATTACGATGAAGAAGGTAATGAAGTTCGTTACTTCTCTAATGAATTTTTAGTTAAGAAATACTTAAAAATGACTGAAGATGAAATAAAACTTAATGAATCCTTAAAGAAAAAAGAGGATGATGAAATAAATAACTCATCAGGAGCAACTGGAGATGAAACCGAAGTTGATTTAGATTTAGGCTTTTAGCATTAAGGACTGATTAAATAAATAAAATAAAATAAAATTCTAATATGAAAGATTTATTATTAGTAGAAAAATCGCAAGTAATGATTGAAAGTACTCAATCAGATCCTTATGTTCTTGAGGGTATTTTTACTGAATTAGCTACAGAAAATAGAAATGGTAGAGTTTATACCAAAGATGGTTTTTTACCTCACATGGAAACACTATCAAAAATTATCGACCAGAAAAAATGTTTAGGTGAATTAGATCATCCTAAAGTATTTGAAACTAGTCTAAAGAACGCTTCTCATATGATTGAGAAAATCTGGTTTAATGAATCAGATAATAAAGTATACGGAAGAATTAAACTTCTAGATACAACTGCAGGTAAAGAAGCAAAAGCATTAGTAGATGCTGGAATTCCTTTACATATCTCATCAAGAGCTGCTGGAACTGTTGCTGAAAATAAAACAGTAAAAATTCATAAATTATTTACTTATGATTTAGTAGCAGACCCTGGATTTGAGAACGCTCAACTTCATACTGTTAATGAATCTTATGGATTTGCTAATGATGAAACTTCTAACTTCTTTATTTACGAAGTTAACGAATCTAAATCTGAATCAACTGCTGCACCAGTAACATTTGAT